TCGAAATGAAAATACACTCTGTCATCTTTTTCAAGAGTGTGGTCAGTTCTGTTTTGAAATTTATGTTTCATAAAAATGAAATTGTTTATTGCCTACTTACTATAACATGAAAGGTATATAACTCTCAATATATTTTCAATCCGTAACAATGTTACTTTCGTTTTTTAGTCAGCTTAGTAACAACTTGCTTTACTAAAGGGCGGACAAGCTGAAGTACCAATGGTGCAGAAGCACCAACCAAAGCAAGGCTAAAGACCCCAACAAACTGAGGAGCAGATGGAATGTATTGTTCTTTCCACTCAACTGCTTCATAAAGAGTTATGCACTCACTTCCATCTTGCCCTCTTTCATGTCCTATAACACGTTCTAGCTTTTTATCGTTACGAAAATCTCCTACTCTTTGGTCATTTTTGCCAGGACAGGGAGGGAAATCTGGTGGGGGAGGATCAGGTAGTGGAGGAATATCTGGCTGCTCTGTTTCTGGTAAAGGCGGTGGCTCGTTTTCGACAGGTGCTTCTTCTGTAATGACCATATTCTCAGGTGTATAGTCAAGAGGAATAAAGCTAGGAAACGGAAAATCACACGTTGTAAATACACCATTTGGATCTTCCAACAATAAATTACGATTACCAGTATTTTTTATATCACGATGCTGATAAGTACAACCAGGAACATCTATATCAGGTGGCTTTGCTATTTGAATATAATGTGGACTATATATTTCTGGAACATCTGGAATATATATCTCACGAATTTGAATATCAGGTATTTCAATCGAAGGCATCTCTTTTTTTCAATACTTCTACCTCTGAAAAACATTTAGGACAAGACAAATTAGTCATTACGGAAAACTCAGGATAGCCACTCATATCCTCTTCAATATCAATGTCTCCACCTATGATTAGCTCTGTATCGCACCAGTAACATTTCATTTTATAATCGGCATTGATTGGCCTGTAACTTTAGGTAAATTCTGATCTAATACTTTTGGCATCATTCCAGATACGTTATCGAGAATCTCATTCATAACTCTTGATTTAAACTGTTCTGATGTTACATATTTGTATGCAAAGTACGTTCCACCACTCATGGAAGCTACCATTACAAATGAAACTATGCTAAGAATATTAGCAATTTTTTGAAACATGATGAAATTTGCAATTTTAAAAGCACTATCTTTTACAAGTGTGCTTGTATTACTGCTTATTGTAGCCCTATCCCCTCTTTACGTCACTATGGGGTTAATGACAAAGCAGATGCACGAAAAGGTTAATTAATCAGCAGCTTCGGCTGTATTTCCCTCTGCTACCCAAGCAAGGTATTCTTGGTAATCGGTGTTCGCTTCGTCAAGTGGTATTGATAAAGCAAAAACTCCATCAATTTTTTTGGTAATACAGGCAATTTCAGTTCCAAAAGGTATTTTATTTAATTTATAGGTAATAGTCATAATTCAGCAGCTAAATGAACATCAGATTGATTTATACCATCAGGAAGCCATGTCATAGGTTTTTGTGTTGACAAACCTGAGAAACCATCTACGTGTATACGTGTACCAGTAGCAGTAGTATTGTACAAATTTATAGATGCTGAAGTTGCTTCAAAATCTGAAAAAGCACTATCAGTAATTCTAGCTGTATTCCCAGTGCTTAAACTTCCCGAAGGTTGTGCTCTCATATCATACTGCAATGGAGCTTGAAATGCACCAGACGCAGCAGCAATACCAGAAAAAGAACTAAATACTCTAAAATATCTTTCACAAAGCTTTTTCTCAACTGCAAATGACCTATGCTCAAAATCTGTTACCACGCTGCCTACTTCTAATTGAACTCCTGTCAGTTCAAATGTTGCATCATTTGTTGTCCACCATGTTGATGTCATATCATTCGCATAATTATTTCCTGCGGTTACCCAAGTTTCAGTATCAGAATTTGAGGTAGTATAAGTTGTACCTATAAAAGGATAAATGAATATTTGTAAACCAGAACCATTATCATCAGCAAAAGTTAAATTAGAATTACCTGGAATTGTTTTTGTTACTTTAGTCCAAGTGTCAGCAGTAAGGCTAGGTGTATCAAATTTATAAGAATATGATGTACCATCTACTGTTCTCAAACTACCAGAAAAAACTTGTGCAACACTAGATTTAATCCAAAAAGATAAAGTTATAAAACTAGATGCTGATGGAAAATTCCAACCACTATTGGCTATATCTTGTGCTTCTAAATTACTATTAATTTGTATATAATCACTAGCATCAGCACCACCTGTTTGATTGCCATTAGTTATTTTTAAACATTTTCTAAATCCAGCGTTATATGCTCCCCCACTCGTAACATTAGCTTGTTCTCTTGTAATTGACGCATCTTGTCCACCATCATCACATTTAAATCTATCAACAGTTTGATAGCCGTCAGATGTAGATGACACACCACGTTGGGCTATTCTCATATCTCCGTTAATTATCAAATTTTTATTAGTTCTGTTTGTAAGATTTGCAGTACACGTTCCATCAGTATTGTTGACAGTAATAGCAGCAGTACTAGCTCCTACACCTTTTATCGAATTTACCTTGATCTCTGACATAATTAACTCGGTTTTGGGTTAGCGTCTTTAACCGCTTTGATGTGGGTTGCCCACGTTCCAGTTGTATCTAGTTTACCTGCAACAATATCCTTATACAACATATCAAGTTGATCTCCAATGCTGGCATAGTTTGTAGTACTAGAACTTTCTCTTCTGCCTAATCTATCTTTTTTATAAAAATTTGCTGCTTTTTCTGCATCAATATCAACTCTAGCTGCGTCAATTTTTGCTTGTTCTAAAGTTACTTTTGTTCCATCACTTTTAAAAGCTCCGTCACCATCACGAACACTTACAACCTCAGGATATGCTTTTAAAATTGCTTCATGGTCTAAAATCACGACATTTCTACCTCCATTAATGTGAAATGTGATGTGAAACTTGGTATATAAGCTTCATTATTGTCTGAAACTGAATAATTTATTCTTACAGTTCTACCAGAGGTATCAGGTTGACACCAATATAATTTAACTGTATGAGTGTTTGTATTATCAATATCTAGAACTACATGAAGGGGTATTGCTTTTTCTTGATATTCTTCATCGTCAAGAGTCAAAAAGTATCCTTGACCTGTAGTTCCTCTAGTTCTATTATTTCTATCTGGACCTCTTGCTTCTTCTGTAACAATAAAACCATTTCCATTATCAACATATGTCTGAAATGCACAAGTACAATCTTTTTCAATACCAACAATTATTTGACCTGAAAGTATCAATTTATTAGAAGTGCTTGTAGGAGTCATTGAAAGACTTATTCCTGTTGCGATATAACTGCTGCTAGTGGTGGTTTCTAAGGTATTGTAAACTAGATATTTAATTTGTTTTATTTTCTGTGGAATACCTGTTAAATTTGCTCCGCTTATAGCTGGTAAATTACCAGAAAGTTTTGTTGCATCTAAAGTGCTTTGACTTGTAACAAGCGTTCCATCTGCAATGTCAGGCAAACTAATAACTCTGTTGTTACTAGATGATGATGGTGCTTGTATGCTTATAGACCCACCACCTGATGCTGCGTTTAGTTTAATCTTTGCGGTCATGGTTTAGGATATTTGTCCTTGATAGTTTTGATGGCAGTTTTCCAACCAGCTACACCACTATGATAAATCGTATCAAGCTGATCTTCAATACTTGGATATTCTGCTTTACGTTGTGACTTATATGAATTATTTTCTAAATCCCATGCAGCCTGTAATGCAGCAAGTCCATCTGTGCATTCTTTTTCTGTTGGTTTAGAACCTCCATCATGTACTATCAAGTTTGCATAGATTTTATTTTTTGAGTCAGACCAACCAAACCACATTCCTGTGCGGACACGAATTAAATAATCTTCAATATGTGAAGGTCTTGGTAGTATCATTTTAAGTATCTCCTAGACGAACAATAACAAGATAAGTCTCACTTCTACCAGAATTTCCTTTTAAATCTGAATTACTAACGGCTGAGTATGCTCTTAATCTCAGTTTAACCTGGGATGTATCTGTAACATCTATTATAGCTTGACCAAAAGATGTCATTAAATTATTACTTTCACCTGAGAGATAAATTCTTGTTTGCTCACCAAAACTAGAATTATTTTCTGTAGCCTCTATACGAACAAAAGCTTCGTAAGCGTCATTACTGGTGTTCTGAAGCATACCCCCAAATGAAACTGAATAAAAACCAGTAGAAGGAAATGTCCATATACCAGCAGCATGGTCACTAGAATTTACTGACATGCCAGTTCCAAGTTGTGCAAAACCATCATTAGCAGTATCAGGTCTTTCCCAATTTGCAGTAGAAATAATTGATGTTGAGTTAGTAGGTATAGCATAAGTTGTGTGCAATCTCCATTGATCTATCATTGTTATTGCACCAATACCAGTACCAGATACACCACTATTAGTGATCTGCATACGTTCAATACCACCAGTTGAAAATTTGATAGTGTCAGCAGAAGGGAAACTTATTCCCGTATTTGTGTCATCTCCAACAATACTTGGTGCAGAAACTGATCCAGCTACACCTTTAACACCAGTTGTTCCAGAAAGTTCTAAACTCATAATTAAAGAATAACAAGTAAACTGCCAGATGGCACTGTCACAGTAACACCAGCATTTACAATCGGGCTTACTGTATGTGCATTTTTTCCTGATGTTATCGTATAATTTGTTGTCACGTTAGTATCGGATTCAAAAAATACTTCATCATTACCTCCTCCCGTAGCTCCAGCACCACCCCCCACAGCAGTAAACTCAGATCCGTTGTATATTTCAGCAGAAGTGGTCGTGCTATTGAATCTGAAGTCTCCTGTGGATGGTGAACCAGGTCTTTGTGCAGTAGTTCCAACAGGTATCTGTAAAGCTGTTGTGTAATTATGTATAACATCTCCAGTAAATGTTGCTCCTGCAACTGGAGCTAAACCTAAATTTGCCTGAGTTACGTTACCAATCTCAATGTATCCATTATTAGCTGCATTTCTTATTTTTAATAAATTAGATGTTGTATTAACTGATAACTGAAACGCAACCTGTGTACCACTAGGATCTGCTGATCCGCTATTTAAACTTTGTATAGCAGCAAAAACATTATTAAGGTCAGTTCTCACGGCAGAGCCCGTGCCATTAGCGATTGAATAGTCTGAAACTTGTGCCATTTAAAAAGCTACCTTGTGCATATTCTACCCTCCTTTACCAAATCCGACAGCCTGATAAGTGAAATTTCTATCAATCGAAGCATTTGATGAATTTTTGAAGTGAACAGTAAAACCCGTTCCAGAAATATTACTTACTTCAAAGTAATCTCCTGATGCCATATTTTGAGCATTGATACCAACAGAGGGTATATTAGAATTTACTCCTAATAATACTGAAGTTCCAGTAAAAAACGAATTAGTAAAAGTCACAGCCTTTGCTCCTGCTCCGCTTGCAATAACATTACTTTGTTCTGTCCTTCTTTGTAAAGATACTGTATAACCTAACTGTGAAACTCTTATATCCTGTGCGGTATCGTTACTTGTTAATTTAGCTCTAAACTGAAATCCTCTACCTTTATAAGTTCCGTTAGCAAAAGTTTGAAAATCAGAATAAGTAGGAGATCCAGACGGATCATCTTGTGTAACTCTTACTAACATTTCAGCATTGACCTCTGTAGCGGTAAGTCCATCAAAGTCTGTAATATCATCAATCAAACCTCTTGAATCAAATAAATCTGATGGATAAAATGCTTCTGTTAAAAAATGACGTTTTAAATCAAGACTAAATACACCACCTAAATCTAAAGTATCTCCACCAGCAGTTCCACCAAAATCATAAGTACCTTCAGAAACAACTCCACCAAAATCATCTAACGAACCAACGGCATCAAAATCTGTAATACTATCAAAATTACCGCCACCAGTTAAATTTAAAGTGTTAAATGTACTTTCAAAATCAACATTAGTTTTTGTACCTTGAAACTTAGGGTTATCTAAATCTTCTCTTCTAGTTTGTGTAACAAGTGGAGCTTGATTATCAGGTAATTCAATAATTACACTTGTTTCTCCTGAACAGAATCTACCTCCATCATCTCTAAATTTTAAAATATATTCTCCTTCTAAATATGGAACTTCAGCAGCAGTTGTATTACCAGCTAATGCCTGTATCAGGTCAGTGCTGTTAGAAAATGTACCATTACCATCGGTTAGAGGAGAATGTCTAACATATACCCTACCTCCATGAGTAACATCAATATCTGTAGATAAATTCCAACGTAATCTTACTAATTTTTCATTTATTGGTTCGGCTGATAATCCAGTTACATTTGATGGTAATGCAGTTTTTCCAACAGCATTGAAGGTCAAATCAGCAGAGGTCGCACTTGTTTGTAATGCAGCATTGTAACTGAATACTTGAAACTCATACGTTCCAATATCAGTATTGAATATCTCAAAGTCAGGAGAAGATACTGTTGTAGAAACAAAGTTACCATTATTGAATCTATAGTTAACCTGATACTGCGTAACACCGACAATAGGTTGCCAACTGACGATAAGTTTAGATACTGCCTGATTATTTATTTCAACTATCTTTTCTTCAGCCTGTAAAGCACTAGGAGGATCTTTTGGAAGATTTAATATTGATACTGTTCTTGTTGGTAAAGTTGCTCCATCTTCGATAAATGCGTACTTTTCATTTACATAAGATAAAGCTGTAATCGCATAATTTATTCCATCAGATTCTTCTACTGTTATTACTCTAAATTTTTGGGCTTGAACTGTATCATCTTGCAATAGCCAAACTGTATTAGCATTTGGAGTTTGAGAAAAAGCAGAAGATACTGTTATAACTGCACCTGAGACACTTGATACTGACTTACTTTCAACAGTTCCATCAGGTAATATCACACTTAATGTTGGATTATTTGTAGTTGGTAAATCGGTTGCAGCAGAATCATCTACAGTTATTTGGGTCGTTGTCGCAGAACTTACTCTTCCACCTCGTCTTAAACCAGAACGTACAGGATCAGCTATTTCGATAACAGCACCAGGTCTTACAACAACACCAGAATCTATTGAGGTTGCAAATGCAACAACTTCACTTTCATTTTGTTCAGCAAATAAAATAGCCTTTGCTAATCTTCTAGCCTGACCCCTCGATGTACAAGCAAACCCTTTTACCTGTTTAATAATTACTCCAAATTTTGCTATAGCATCAGCATCTTCATAAACTTCATAATCTATCTCTCTACTATCCATGTTGAAGTAAGAAACAGAAATTACAGTATTTCTTGTTTTTAATCCACTTCCCGAATAGCTAAATCCCTCTTCAGTTACATTAGCTAAATTAAATAAATAACTTGCATCTTTTGGACTATCTTGAGCAAGAAGAATACTACCAGCAGACCATATAGGCATACATCTCATTACACCAGCTAACTCATTTATCAAATCAAATGCTTCACTTGAAGATTGAATATTTACGTTGCAACTGAATCTAGCTTCCTGTCCTCCAAACCCATCATCAACAAGAGTATTAGCAAACTTACTAGCAGTAACAAAAGAAAATAAATCAAGAGAACTTTCTGTTATATGATTGCCAAATCCATAGCGTGTGTCCAAAAGCAAGTCTAATAAAACCATCGCAGGACATGAGCACCATTGAGCAGCACCCATAACTCCATTAAAAATGTATCCATCGGGATAGACAATACGACCAGTTGTACCATCAACAGTAGGAGTACCAGAACTGTTTGCACCAGCACCAGGAATCCTTACTTTTATTCCTCTAATACGATACTTTCTGCTAGGTATTGATTGAAATTGCATAGAGTCCAATCGAACAGAAGCATAAGCACTATTGGCATAAGTATTGGAATCATCAATAATTTCAGCGAAACTTGTCCATTGAAATGCGTCTTGTAAACTTGAATCTGAACTATCGGCAGTAACTCTGGTAACTCTTATATCAACAGGAAAAGCACCTGTAAGATTTATTCTGTAATCTCTTTGGTAAGCATCAGCAGTTCTTCCTGTAATCGTGTCAGAGATGACATCGGTAAAACCACCAGAATTGTATTGAACAGCAATTTTTAAAGAGACAGATGAACCAAGTAAATCTCCCTTATCTGTGGCTTTTTGTATTTGAGGAAAAGTTATTGTAATGTTTGCAGCATCAACATTTGAGTTTGTTATCTGTCTTGTAACAGGAGAAGATTGAGTTACAACTACTCCTACTGCTGTGATAGAAGAACTACTTTCAATACCTTCAACTTTTGTTTGATCTGACGTTCCAAAACGAGGATTGAATGTTACGTCTTGAAAATTAAAATCAGTTGTAGCTGGAGATGCAGAATTAGCTGTGGCTTTTAAAACAGGAGTATCATTCAGAAATACATCTTTTAACGCAGCATTATTATATGCAGTAGTTCCTTTTGTTCTTCCTTCTTTTGATGCAGAGGCAAAACCTTCTATCTCTCCTTCTGAAATAAGATCAAGAAAAGTGGCAAACTGTCTACTATGTAAAGTATCAGGAGTTCTTGTCGGTTGAGGGGGAGGTGGAGGACTACCACCACCACCACCAGAACCAATAATATTTTTTGGTGCGTCTGTCATGCTTGTACCTGCTGAGTATCAATCGCACCACTGATTACGACTGAGCCAGTCACGATTTCTCCATATACTATTGGTACAGGTGTACCAGCCCGTGATGTGTTTTGAGTTCCAGAAAAACTAAATGATAATTGTGGATCTTGTTCTGACTTAAACTCTTTTGGTTTTGGCATAGGAAACAACATTTCACTTACACCTGTTAATGCTAAATTAGCTCCTACAAGAAGCATAGTTTTAGATAAGAAACCAACTTTTGCAAGTGATCCAGCTTTTATACCTGCTGCCAAACCTATATTTCCTGCTGCGACAGGAACAAAAAACGCACCTGCAATAAGAGCAGCACCTAATAATACTTTACCAAAACCCCTACCAGCACCACTAATAACAGGAACAATATGTATATCTTCCTGTCCTATTGGATGATGTATTTCGTCTTTATCTACCGCATAATTACCAACTTTTACCTGATAATATTGAGGATTCATATATTTCTCTACCTGCGGAAAATTATTTACAAGAAAACTAACTGCTTTTGCAAGACTATCTACTTTTATTTCAAACTCTTTATGACCTACAAATTCTGCAAGCTCGCCATATAGCTTTAACTTACGCAACATAACGATACCTCCCTCCTGTGCATTTTAACAACCATTGAGAATAAGGCTCTCTACAAGATAGTCTATCGGTTAAATGATGTAAAACATCCCCATCTAAAAAAATAGCTACATGATTTAAACCAGGAGATCCAATAGACATTAGTAAAGCATCGCCATTTATTAGTTTTTCATCTGGCCTAAGTTCTCTAAATCCAGTTCTCCATGCACAGTTTTCAAACAAGGGATTAAGAATAAACTCTTCTGGTGTTATAGGTCTATCCCAATCTTTCAGTTCAATATTTTTTTCTTCTTTATACCAATCTCTTACTAATGACCAACAATCAGTAACACCCCATACCCACGGCCTACCAAGTAAAGGTGGTTTATATCCGCATGGTTCATAATATCCCCATTTTTCTGTTTTAGGATTAACAATATGCCACGGAAGATTGCTACGTTCACAGGCAATTTGATCTGCCTGACTAGCTACAGGAGGTGTTACAGGATGACTATGAACAATAGCTGTAATCTCTCCTAAATTATCTGCTTTTACATAATCTTCTGGATCTAAAATAAAACATTGATGATCTGTCATTGAAAGATTACGACAAGGATAATATCTTTCTTTTCCTCGAATATTTAACAATAAACCACAAGATTCTTTTGGATCTTGGTCTTTCGCATGAACAAGTGCTTCTTCTTTCCAATTCATGCTATAAACGTGCCAATCGAAGGAAACTCTGTTCTAGTGCATTGTCTTTTCGGTGCTCTTATACCAGCAAGATCAAAAACAGCAGCTAATTCAAATTGTACGACTTCTCTGTTCTCAGATGATTTTCTATCAATTTTATAAATTTCTTGAGGAAACTCTGCTGTAGGATCTGGTGTTCCTAATGGATTTAGCTGTTGAGATGTGGTTGTTATTGTTTCTTGAGTCGTAGTATTTGGATCATTCATTGTAATCGTATTACCCATTCCATTGCCATGAACTGTACAATAATATCTCAAATCATTTGGAGCAGAAGGATAAACTGGCTGATAAGTTACTGTAGCTCCTGCATTTCCAGCAGTTCCAGATACAGTTGTTGTCTGTGCTCCTCCAGCATCAGATTTTATTGCTAAAGGGTGTCCACTATTTGTTGCATCTGATTGGTCAAAAATATATGTAGATCCTCTTTTCATTGTAATTACAGGATTATTTACACCATTAATCCTAAAAATATTGCCACTGCCAGGATTATGAACAGTGACAGTATAGGTTACAGTTTCGGCATCAGCAGGATCAGCAATAGTTTCTGTTGTCGTAGTGCTGGTTGTAGTTACGGGAAAGTTAACAGCATCAAGATAACGTGCCAAAGTTCTGATTCTAGTTACAGTAGCTCCCGTCAAATCGTTCCCTGTTGTTACCTGATTTACATTTAACAAAATGGCAGTAATAGTTCCAAGAGCATTACTTATAGTTAAAGTAGGTCTGGGCAGTTGACCTTTTTGGAAAGCAAAACCTTCTGCTTGTATCGGCATTTTTAAATATTGATTTCCAGCCCAGATAATATCTCCATTAGCATTTAAACTTGTTCCATTATGAAATCTATAAGTCTGAGCAGAACCATGCAAAGTTGCGTCAGTAGTTAGTGTAAATAATTCAATTATTGCTGAAGGATTGATCTTTTGTAGATCAGTAATAATCGGAGCAGTGCTCATGGTTCAAATACTTCTCTAAATGTTGCCTGTATTGTAGCTCTATTGTTATATGGTATTGATTTATTCCAAGTTTCACAAACAAATTTTTGTGCAGCAGTTTCTCCAGGTGCTTCAAAATCAAAGCTGGCACTATCGTTTGCACGGGCATCAAGGAAGGTTTCTATTTCGTCTGCTTCGACTTCAGAGACATTAAAAGTAAAATTATAAACTTTTGGATTTTGATGTTCTGCTAATCCAAATAATATTCTGTGCTCAAACCCATCAGCAAAACGAATCGTTCTAGTATTTGGTGCGGATCTTTTTTGTTGTCCGTATGTGGGTTTTATTGAAGGAAACGTAGCCATTATGCAAGCATACCTCCTGGTCGTTTTTGTTTAATTAATTCTGATTGTATAGCAACTGAAATCATACGACCAAGTTCTCTACCTTGTTCTTCATCTCCTTCAACAGAAGAACCAGAAGCATCTACATTTACAACTATATTTGTACCACCCATAGCATGATTTGGAGTTATTGTGCCAGTAGCACCTGGAGTAAATAATTCTGCACCTCTTTCTCCAACAAGATAACTTTTTCCTGCGGTAACTCCACCTCCATATTGTCTTTTTATGGTAGAAATACCAAAAGACCCCTTTGGTAAAACTTCTGGAATACCTGTATTCATAAATCCAGGATTCATAGGAGCAGGATTATTAAATGTAGGAGTTCCAAAACTAAATAAATTACCAAACAAACCTAAGAAACTTTTTTGTATTTGAGCAGACAATAATCTCGCAGCAGTATCTAAAAAAGAATCTGCTATTCGATTTAACATACTTCTAAAGGCATCAGAAACACTCATTGTTCCTTTAACAATTCCTTTAAATGATTCTTCAAAACCATCTTTTATTGCTGTGCTTAAATCTAAAACTGATCTCATAGGGTTTAATAATTCTCTTATTTCATCGGAAGGTGCTCTAAATTCAGCAATAAATTGTAGTTGTTCATTTGTTTTTATAGCAGTATCTAATGCTTGAAGTGCATCTTGATTTTGTTTATTAAAATCTTGTCCAAAACCTTCTCGCTGTTTTCTCAAAAATTCTTCTTGCCTTGTTTTACTACCTCTCAATCGTGCAACAATATTACCTCTTTTATCAGTTGGTAAACCACCTACTTTTTGTACTTTTTCATCAATAAATGCTCGCCTTCTTACTGCTAATATTTCTTTTTCTAAAGCAAGTTGAGCACTAAGAGATCCTTCAGTTGCTAATATTTGGAATAACTCGTTTTTCTTGGCAACACTTATATTATTTGAAGCATCTAATATTTTATTCAAAACAGAGTCAGTATCTCGTAAACCAGCTAATGATTCAAATACTTCTTTAGATCCAAAAGCACTTAATATACTCATTCCTGTTTGAGCACCAAATTCTTTCACAGTTGCAGCTAACTTAATAGCTTCTTCGTTTGCAATATCAAAATCTTTGGCAAGTTGTTTTATTTGTTGTCTTGTAAATTCAGATCCAGCACCCATAGCTTTAATATCTTTATTCAAATCATTTACAGCCTTTCTAAAAGCTCTTACTTTTTCAATTTGAGCAGCAGCAGCAGTAGCAGCAATAGAAGCAGCAAAACCTCCTCCTGGTGCGAGTGCTCCTCCAAGACCACCAGCAATTCCACCCATTACTGAACTTAATCCACCAGCACCAAATAATAATGGGAAACCACCACCAATCATTGCACTACCAGCACCACCTTTTATTCTTCCTCTCATGCCACCTGGCATACCAAAAAGTCCATCCTCTTGGAATTGTTGTCGTAATCTAAATCCTCTTGGTAATCTTGCTCCTATTTGACCTCCAGGAACTCCAAATCCTCTAGATAAACCACCAAAAGCTCTTGATGTTTGTTGTTGTGTCTGAATTGTTGCTATTTTTGCAACTTTTTTATCAATATTTTTTAAATGTCTATCTCTAGCTTTATTTTTTATTGCTTCAACTTTTGCTGATGCTGTTACTTGATCTGCCCTCGCACTAAATCCCGCAAAACCAGATTTAACTTGTCTTGCTCTAGCAGTTCTATCTATAACTGCCTGTTGACCTGATGTTATTGATTCAGCCCTAATTTTTGCTAACAACTTTTCTTTTTGTCTTAACTGTAAATTCATTTCTTTTTCTACAGCTACAGCAGCCCTCGCTGCTCTTGTAAAACTGCTCGTTCCAATAGCTGCTTTATCTAATAATGATCTTGCTCTTGAAATTTGTTTATTAAGTTTTCCAAATGTAGAAACAGCAACTTTATTTTGTTTACTTGCTTCTTTATTAAACTCTCGTATATTGTCTGTTGCTCCCTTTAATTCTTTACGAAGTTTGACTAACTTATTAGAATTTTTTAATGCAATAGCAATATCAACATTATAATTAGCCACTTGCTATAAAAATTAAAACATTTTCTCTATATTACCTCTTTTTACTCTTTAAAGCATTAGTTCTTTGTGCTTGTTCTTTTTGTTTTTCATATTCTTCATGCTCTAATTCAGCAAACGCAATCCAACCTAACATTTCTTCAATAGTTAAAGTTTCACATAACTCAGCCACAGTTTTATTTAATTGTTTTGCTAAAGAAAACAAAAATTTCCAATCATTATTAGCTTTTTAAATCGGCTTTAGCCTCTTTTACCTCCTTATCAGCACCAGCATTTATCATAGCTAATTGTATCTCTTCGAGAATAGATGCTTCAATTTCTCTTCTTAATGATGCTTTATCTCCATCTTGAAAAAGTTTTACACCATCTTTATCTTTTGCTTTTTCAATCATCATTTGCAACGCATAATCATTAGTATCATCAGTTCCAGTTTTTTTCTGTATTGATTCTCTTTCTGCAATCGTTAATGGATTCCAATAAACAGAAAGAATTACCTCATCATTTTTAATTACATCATGTTTGTAAAGTTGAGAAACTCCAAACTTGTTTTTTAAAAGATCAACTGCTCTAGTCATGTTAATGTATAGCTATTATCATTATACTAAGCGTTGGCAGTAAATTGACAAGATATTAAGCCTAAAAAATGTGAAGAGTCATCACGTTCTATTGGTGTAACTCCAACAACATCAAGAACTCTTGGAGTACAACTAAATGTATCGGTATAATTAGAAGCATTAACAGAAGTTAGTCCATCAATAACTGCCTCTCCTAATGCAGATAATGTTGCACTTCCTTTTCCTCTCGGAACATAAATATTACATTGAATAACACCAGAATAAAAATCCTGTGATGCACCTTGAGTCTGCGTTGTTGCCTGTGCAAAATCAACAGACATAACAATATATTTTTTTGTTTTTCCTGGTGTTTTATAAACCATATTGTCATAAACCATTTCAACAGTAGCGTCTACTGCTGCAACTGCATCTGTTACTGCTTTTTCAAAGGCTGCTCTGGTGTTAACTAAAGTCATGGATTAGTATAATCAACAAATACATCATCAACGCCACCAAATAAACCAACACCTTTTAAATCTCGTACATTTTTAGATTCATATTTAATTCCAGATCCAAACGTACCAACACCTAATTTTGGTTTATCCGTAAATACTCTACTAATTAATTTACTAAGTTCACCTTGAACATATTGAGGTACTCCACTTCTAGGAGATGCTAAAGCTCTAGCTGCATATTCTGATCTATTACCAATAAACACTTTTGAAAAAGGTTTAAAATTAAATGAAATTTTATCAAGAAATCTAGGTTCAATTACTGCTTCTGGAGATCGAGTACCATTTCTTGTCGGTTTAATATTACTCCAGGGTGCAATTTCTTTTCTTGATTCATCAGGTCTAGGTCTTTGTGTACTTGCTGTCCAACTAGAAGCAAAAAAACCAGTATCAACAGCACTATATTGTTCAGTTGATAAATCAGTAATAATTGCCCTTAATAAAGTATTTAGATCTCTTTCTAAATTATTAGTAAGATCCTTTTCTATATTTTCAATATTTGTACCTTTAGCCATCAAAACCTCACTAATAAAGTAAACAAATAAGTCTGTCCACCCTGTCTTGTATCTATATTAACTATCTGTCCTACTCTTGTAGATCCAGCATAAGTTAATGTAACTTCATCTTGAAAATCAGGTTGATTATCTCCGATAAGATCAGGTGTTATATAAACCTTTGCTTCTCTTCTTTCTCTACCATCATCTTCAGTAGAAATAACAAACTCAACAGGAGCTTTGATACTGTAAGTCGTATCGCTTGTAGTATATGCACCTGTAGCTGTGTTATAACTTCCCGATGCTTTTCTTGTATA